GCCATTGCCTACCTTGCAGATAAGGTGAGCAAATATCACGAACGACTATTAGCTATGGAAAGAGATGTTGAAAGACACATCAAAAATTCAGAACAGCACTGCTGTGATGATTGTGAGTGTAAAAAATCTTAAGACTTAGGAGTCTGACCTAACATATCTTTTAATGATGGAGCAAATACTTTTACATCTCGCTTAATTTTTTCTGCGGTTGTAGAAGTGTTTGGATCATCTATGTCAGCTTGCATAGCCTCCTCAGAATCATATTCTTGACCTGTATCGATATTTGTAATTGTAGTTTCTGTTTTAACGTTGTATTTTGGAACCACTCTGCCATCTTCTAATGTAACTGTTCCAATTTGTTCTGCGTTTTTTATTATTGGCATTTTACTATCTCCATCTTAAATTAAAACTTAAAATAATTCTATCTTGATTAGAATTATTTTGTTGTACCTCATGTTGTAACCATGATGGGAAAAAAATCAAGTTATTCTCCTTTGCTTCCCACTGTACACTATGTGCAAAATGAACCGACAAGTCTTGGTTTTTAGGCGGATCAAGCACCTCGGCTTGTGGTCTTGGTTCTATGAAAACAAGATTGCCACTATTTTTTGGCACTTTTAAATAATATACTCCAGATAAAAAATTTAAGGGATGTGTGTGCACTGTGTTTCTGGCACCTGGTGGATTTATCATACCCCATAACCCTGTCATTTCAGGACCGTATTTTCTCTCTACACTTAATGCATTAAAACATTCTTGTGCTTGAAACATTATATCTTGTGTTATTTCTTTAAAGCCTTCATGCAGATACAAATCTTCTTTACTGTGCCACCCTTTTACGTTTGATTTTGGTGATCCAACTTTATCTTGTTTTTGTAAATCATAAAGTTTTTGTTCTAGATTATAATTATTTTCTAACTCTGTGGTAAACACAGGAGTAATAAACATACCTTGTAATTTCATATTCATCCTTTCTAAAGTTGACCTTTTGTAACCTCCATAAAACTTACAATTATGTGAACTTGATTAGCAGCGTTGGCTTGCGCTTTTAATACATCAGATTCTTGCAAAACAAGAGGCTGAGATAGTAATTCTGTTGTAGTGTTAGTTGCAACACTTTTTGCTTTAAATAATTCAAAAGTTGCAGATGATCTTAAAACTTCTAAATCAACAAGTGTGGTGCTACCTGAGTCATTACAAATTAGAATGGATTTAACAACATCCGTTGTGGGTGGCACAGGAGGTGTGGCACCAGGATTAGCTGTCGGCACAGTTAATATGGTTGTTAAATCTGTTGATGTTATATCAACCATTGCGCTTTTAAATGTGTTAGCCAAGGAAAAAACCCTCCGATTCTGTTTCTTCTTTTAAATCTTGTTGATAGTTAGTATTTAATAAAAGTATAATTTGATCAAGTAATCTAATCATTTGATCAAACTGACCAGCATCATACTCTGGTGTAGCGTTAGGTAATCTAGTGATTGTAATTTTAGCCATTAATCTTTTTTCTTATACCAACACGTTAAAGTAAATCTCGCACCCTTTATAACATTTAAAACAGCGTGCTTATACATTTTTCCGTCCATGTAATAAGTTCTACCTTTAATAGGAGCAATTTGCACGCCCTCTACAATAGCCTCACCTCCAACAAAATCTTCATTTAAAAAAGTAACAGATGTACCTGTTGTTTTGTCTGAAGCATGGTCTAAATGAAAATTTTTAGAGCACCCCGTATCATATACTACTATTTGTGACCAATCTACTTCATCAAATAATGGATGACTATTGTTAAAGTCAGCATTTATTGTATTTTTTACTTTTTGCACAATATCATTTGTTTGTGGAACGTTGACTTGTAGTGATTGATCCCAAGAATTCCAATCTGGTTGTTCAACAAAAGGTCTTAATTGATCGATATCTTCGTTAGATAAAACATGGTCTTTGATATATATCATCTTCTACCGTCAGGTCTAATTTCTAATTTCTGTGAACCAAGTCTCCAAGGTGTATCATCTATTGTATTAGTTGTATACCTTATTTTAACAGCTCTTCCTCTACCCCTAACGCTTACTTTTTCTGTCGTGCTAGTGATACTTGCGTTTGATGTAACATTAGAAGAGGATTGAGGGTATTGCTCTAATGTAAGTCTAGCAGTCATCGTATTTGTTAAATTATCAAAATCTGGCACTAATTTACTAATGGACATTAATTGATCACCGTCAGCTATTTCAACAGAACCTGTTTCTAAGAATGCTGTGATAGCTGATCCATCTGCTTGGTTATTGCCAGACTCATGCTCATACACAAAAGATGAACCAGCAGTTAATCCTAGTATGGTAGATACGTTAGCTGTTGCGCTGGCGTTGTATTCAGTGGCTATTGGTTTCTCATATACGTAAGCACCAAGCCAAGTAGTTCTTCCTAAACTTAATGTATACCAAGTTCCCTCCAAGTAGTTATAAGCTACGGCTCTATCTATTTGTGATGCATTAGCTGAAGGATAGTACCAAATTATTTCATTATACGCTGTGTTTAATCCTACAGCTATGTCGTTTTTATTTGTGTAACTTAAATCATCAAAAACAAAATCTTGCACAGAACATGGCATTTTTTTAACAACACCATCATAAAGGTAGAATGCATCATCAGACATCCAATAAGCTACACCATTGACCTCTATGGCTGCATGTTGAGCTATAAGGCCAGCGTTTGCGCCTAGTTGTCTAAGACCAAAAGTAAACGGTGTACCAACAAACTGTATGCCGTGTAATGAGGTATCGGTCCAAACAAGTATCTGTCCTGATGATTTTACGGCCCCCACTATTTTTGACCCATCTGTTATTCTCAAAGATCCAGCTTCGTTTGTAGCTACAGGTGTGTAGTTTGTTGCATCTTCTCTATCTGAAAATCTAAAAAATAGATCATCTTGAGTGTCAGGAGTGCCGATTGTAGTTTCTGTGCCAAATATCAATAAATGTCTCGTATCTGTTGAAACAATGCTAAATCTTGATGCAGTTGGTGCGTTTGATAAAGCTGTTGCTCTTGAAGCTAAACCTCCTGACGTGTCCCAAATAAATGTGCCACCATCTAAGACAGTAGCTATTAAATCCTCGCCAAAATTATCTAATGACCAGTTTCTTCCTACTATGACAACATCAGATGCAGAGCTAGCCGTACCCCAAGTGCCACTACTCCAAGTGTCTGTGCCCCAACCTAAACCATACGTTGAAGTAGCTGGACCAACATTTATTTGATATTTTGCGTTACCTGATCCGCCACCTCCAGATGTTGATCCAGATGCTGTGCTAGTGTGGGTTACTGTGTAATTATTTGCATCAGTTATAGATGTAATTTCAAATTCTTGATTCATATCTAATCCATCAATTGATGAAAAAGAGTCAAAAGTTACAAAATCTCCTTGTATTGCGTTATGACCAGTGTCGGCTACAGACACCGTGGTAGTGCCATTTGTTGTAAAAGGATTGGTTAAAGCTTGTGTTTCACGAATAGGAGTTATGTCA